ACTTATGGCTCACCGACGCCAAGAATTCACACTCAGCTCAATGATTTACCGTCTAGGGGCTTCGATCTTATAGATTTAGCTGCTGACATACTTCCAGACGGCTTAATGCCATGGCAAAAGTTCGCTCTCGAGCATACGCACAAATACAAACCAGACGGGCGCTGGGCTACTCCGACAAATTGCATAGTCGTAGCGCGTCAAAATGGTAAGTCGTTTTTGCAGCAAATCAGAATCTTAGGCGGCTTATTCTTATGGGACGAGCCACTCCAAATCGGATCAGCTCATAGATTAGCCACATCGCTAGAGCAATTTAGACAGCTGGTTAATTTGATCGAGAGTTCCGAAATGCTATCTAAGCGCGTACAGCGTATTCGCTGGAGTCATGGCTCAGAGGAAATCGAAGTCAAAGGTACGACCGGGCAAATTAACCGATTTATCGTAAAGGCTGGCGGTTCAGCTGCTCGAGGCGTTTCTGCACCGTCTGCTATTCACTTAGACGAGCTTCGAGAGATGAAAGACTTAGAATCTTACGCCTCTTTGCGCTATACCCTTATGGCTGCGAAAAATCCTATGATTATGAGCTACACGAACGCGGGCGATTCGCACTCGGTCGTTCTCAATGCGTTTCGAGAGCGTGGACTAGCTGCGGCTGCTGGAGCAGACGACGACATCGGATATTTTGAGTGGAGCGCACCGACCGACGATATTCAGCTCGAATCAAATTGGCTTGCTGCTAATCCAGCGATCGGTCACACAATTAACATCGACAACATACAGGCGGTTTTAAATGATCCGCCAGAAGTCGTACAAACCGAAGTCTTATGCCGCTGGGTTCAGACGATCTCAAGCATTATCGGAGCGAACGAGTGGAATAACTGCCACGACGAAAGCGTCGATCTCGACCCTGAAAAGCTGACATGGCTGGCGCTAGATATCTCACCGGATCGCAAATTCTGCGCATTAGTCGGAGCTCAAAAATTAGGCGACGAACGTTTCGTCGTAAAGCTGCTCCATACATGGGAAAATTCCGTCCAGCTCGACGATCGAGAGATCGCTAACGAAGCGGCTAAATACTGTCGGAAGTATCCGCTAGAGTATTTGCTATACAGTCGCAGAACTAGCGGCGCGGTAGCGGCAAGATTCCAGCCCGCAGGGATTCCAATTTTCGACATGGATTCCGTTTATCCGCAAAGCTGCGATGAGCTACTGGGTGCGATCAACTCCGGACGGCTACGTCATCGAGGGCAAAGCGATCTGACTAAACAAATCCTTTCGGCTGTCCAGTTAAAGCGTGGCGACGGCGGCTGGGTTATCGGGCGTCGAGCTTCGCAAGCTGCGGTCTGCGCTGCGGTAGCAACCGCGCTAGTTACACACTTCGCGACACGCCCAGAAATGGACTTCGATATAATGACGGCATAGTGCTATAACCCTGACAGAATTCTCTTATGGGTATTCGTGATTTATTTGCGTCAAAGGTGGAAGCTGTAACGCCGCTCCAAAATAGCGACGTCGAGGCTTCGGTTTCACCTGTATTCGCGCTAGATTCGATCTATACCTTTAACGGTGGCGCTACTCAGGCTACGCGCGAGGAAGCTATGAGTGTTCCTACGATCGCACGTGCTCGCGGGATCATCTGTTCGTCCATAGCTTCGATCGGATTACAGCTCCGGGACAATACGACAGGGCTAGAAGTGCCAAGCCCTAGAGTAATTCGTGATCCTGATCCGCGCGTGCCGGGTAGTGCGACTTACGTCTGGACAGCTGAGGATTTATTATTTTACGGCTACGCATACTGGCAAATTACAGAATTATTCGCGGACACTATGCGAGTTCGTTCCGTTCAACGAATCGTCCCGACTCGCGTCGGCGTTTTCTTAAATAACAACGGAACCGAAGTTCTCTATTACACAATCGACGGAAAACAGATTCCCGATTCAGGCGTCGGATCGCTTGTCGTTTTTTACGGCAACGACGAAGGCTTATTAAATCGCGCGGGTCGCACAATTCGCACCGGAGCAGAATTAGAGCGAGCAGCTGCTAACTATGCTCGCGAACCTGTCCCGTCTATGGTATTAAAATCAAACGGAACAGCGTTACCAGCTGATCGAATTGCAAAACTTTTAGAATCATGGGGCGTCGCTCGACGTAATCGTTCGACTGCGTTTTTAAATGCTGACGTGGAATTACAAACAGTCGGTTTCGATCCTGAGAAGTTACAGCTCGCGGCTGCCCGTTCGTACATCGCAACCGAATTAGCTCGCGCTATTGGTATTCCGGCGTTTTACGTTGACGCCGAAACTGGATCGAGCATGACTTACTCTAACGCTAACGTTACGCGTAAGACTTTATTAGATTTCAGTTTGATTCCGTTAATGACAAGCATTAGCACTCGTTTATCTATGCCGGACTTCGTTCCGTCATCGCAGACAGTCAATTTTAGACTCGAGGATTACTTACGCGGAAGTGAAGCCGAACGAGTAGCAATTTACAAAACATTATTTGAGATCGGCGCAATCAGCGTCGAGGAAATCCGACAAGCTGAGGAAATGATTAAATGAAGCTAAACATGCCGCTAACAATTACGTCAGCCGATAGCGAATCTCGCACTATTACCGGACGCGTCGTAACATGGAACGAAACTGGATCAACGTCCGCAGGATTAACAACGTTTAAACCAGAATCTATCGCGACTAAGAACGTAAAACTTTTACTAGAACATGATCGCACTCGACCAATCGGAAAGGTCTTATCTATGACCGCAACCGAACAGGGAATCGACGCGACTTTTAAAATCGCGGAGACAACAGCCGGAAACGACGCATTAGTGGAAGCCGCGACGGGTCTCCGCGACGGTTTTAGTGTCGGAGTTAAAGTTAACGCGCATGATTTCGTTGACGGAGTTTTAGTAGTAGCTAAAGGATCACTCGACGAAGTGTCGTTAGTTTCAGAGCCAGCAATCGACAGCGCTCGAGTTAGCCAGGTAGCAGCAAGCGAAACTGAAACCGACGAGGAAGTCGAATCAACAGATGAGAATTCTGATTCCGAAACAGACGAGGAAACAGAGGAAACAAATCCAACAACAGAAGGAGAACAAGTGTCAGACACTACCGTTCCAGAAAGCGCCGCTGCCGAAACGGTAGAAGCGTCAAAGCATGTTCCAATGGCGTACACCGCGCCACGTTCACCTATTGTCGATAAGGTTTCTTATTTACAGTATTCACTCAAGGCGTCAGTTTTACACGATGAGGACGCTCGCCAATATGTTAAAGCTGCTGATAACACCACTTCAACAGCTCCGGGCATGGTTCCAACACCACAGAGCCGCACAGTTATTAACGCGTTAGCTAATGCCGATCGCGGCATGATTGACGCAATTAGTCGCGAGGCTCTTACTGCTACTGGTATGACTTTCGAGCTGCCAAAAGTCACAGCGGTTCCAACCGTTTCAGACGTTGCGGAAAATTCACCAATTACAGAATCAAGCTTAAGCGCAACTTATCTTTCGGTTCCTGTAAACAGCTTTAAAGGTCGCGCAATTTCAACTATCGAACTTATCGACCGTTCAGACCCAAGCTACCTAACAGCGCTACTCCAGAACTTGGAATTTGCTTACGCAAAGGCAACTGAGGATTTCGTTACTCTTGGAATTTACAACGACGGAAGCTCATCAGCACAGGCAGCAAATACAGCAGCGGGATTCCTTGGTTATACATCGAAGGCATGCGCCGACGTGTATGGATCATCACTAGGATTTGCTCGTTCACTCGTAGTTTCTCCAACACAATGGGGCAACATCATGGGTTATAACGATAATGGCGCCCCTCTATATAATGCGGCGCAACCGAGCAATCAGGGCGGATCTGTTCGCGGCGATTCACTTCGCGGCGTAGTTTCACCGGGTCTAAATCTATTCGTTTCACGTTCAATCGGAAACGTTGGATTAACAACAGCTGACGGCGATCTTTCAATGGTTGTTATCAACCCAGATTCTTATACATGGTACGAAAGCCCACGTTTCGAGCTTCGCACTAACATCAACTCCGACGGCACCATTGACATTTTGTATTATGGTTACGGCGCACTAGCTCCAAAGGTCGCACTAGGCGCCCGCTGGAACAACCTCGCATAAATAAATAATCATCGGTCGTTTCGCTCCCGAGGCGACCGAGCAGACTAGAGAGAGGATCGCTAATGCCAATTATTACCGCGGACGAACTTCGCGCCGTTTTAGGCGTTAGCGATTCTCTTTATCCTGACGCGTATCTCGATCTTATGATCGCAAGCGCTGAGGGTTCGATCCTGCCGCTGTTAACTGGCTATCAGTCAGCAATTACAGGGATCGAAGTCAAAGACGGCATGGCGTTTTATACGACTCAGCGAATTAACTATTTCGTACCGGGTCAAGCTGTAATTATCTCAGGCTGCGGAGCTGCGTTTGATCTAACCGTTACGGTTAACGATCACCAAATCGCGCCATACATATTCACAACCGCAACAGCTGCACCGAATCAAATTTTTACACCTAAGATTCCAGCTGGTTTAGCCGTACTTAATGGCTCAACAGCTGAGGACTTATATTCAGCCGTAGCGCCTGTAAAGTCGGCGCTGTTAGTGGTATCAGTCGAAGTTTTCCAGTCGATCACAGCTCCGGGCAATACTTCGGCTCAGGTCGATTTCCAACCGTCGCCGTTCGTGCTCGGTCGCTCATTACAAAATCGCGTAATCGGTTTATTAGCTCCGTTTATTGACGTCGAAACTATGGGTCAATAAATGCCAACATCAATTCAGGCTAACGTCCGCGCGCCACTAGCGACCGCTCTCGCTGGCGTAACCGCGTCGGTCTATGAATCAGTACCCGAGGCGGTAATCCCGCCCGCTGCGATCATCGTGCCGGGTACTCCGTATTTAGAAACGACGCTAATTAGCAGCTCGATTCAATTAAAAGTTAATTTTACAATCTCAGCCGCCGTCGCGTATAACAATAACGCGGGCGCTCTCGATAATCTCGAGAAGCTAGTCATACAGATTCTCGCGGCTATTCCGTCGGGATACATCGTCGGCGACGTATCGCGTCCGTCGATCGTAACGTTAGGTTCGAGTAATTTACTTATTTCGGATATTGACGTTTCCACTTACTACAAGCAAGAAAACTAGGAGAATAAAATGCCAACAACAATCGTCACGGGGCGCGATATCACTTTCACAATCGACGGTGATACATACGACGCTCAAGCAACAAGCGCGACTCTAACAATCGAGTCAACGATCAACACTTACCAAACGCTAGACGGTAAGGCTTATTACACTACTGACTCTCAAGGAACTTTCGCGGTCGAAATGCTTGCGGACTGGACAGCTGGCGGGTCACTTTGCAATTCACTATGGAACGCGGCTGACAGCGCTCCAAATACACCACTAGCGGTCGTTTTCACAGCTGCAAGCGGATCAGTATTTAACTTTGACGTACAGCCAATTTTCCCAAGCGCCGGCGGAACAGCTCCAGACGCGCAAACAGTTTCACTCAGCTTTACATGCGTGACAACTCCAACACTCTAAAGAAAAGAAATCGGGAGCATGAAACTACAAATACAGATCGAAACGAACGACGGTAAAGTTACTACGACAACAGCTCAGCCACCTGAGTTTGCTAAGTGGGAACAAAAGACCGGATACACAATTCAACAGGCTCAGGAGAAAATCGGAATTTCCGATCTAATGTTTCTAGCGTGGAACGCTTTAAAACGTGAGGCAGCGGGTAAGCCCGTAAAGCCTTATGAAATTTGGTGCGATACGGTGGTCGATATTACGGTCGGAGAATCCGAAGCCCCAAAAGTTACAGCCGAGGAAGCCTAAGCTACTTAATCGTTGAGCTGTCGATCGCGACAGGAATTCCGATGAGTGAGTGGGTTGACGCGGCGGATATATTGACAGCGCTCGAGATATTGGAGAAACGAAATGGCGGAAAGTAAGGAAGTCGTCCAATACGACAAAGCCGAACTTCGCGCCATTACTGGGGCGTTTAAAGCCATGGACGCGGAAGCTATTGAACAAGCTAAAACTCAATCGGGAGCGCTTGCTAGTTATTTACAGGGCAAAGTTATCTCGGCAGCTGCTCAATTAAATTCCGCGCCGGTAGCTAGTCGAATCGCTGAGGGTTCTCGAGTAAGTAAATCGTCTAAAATTGGCGAAATTGGTTTCGGCTATGCAGCTCAGAAATTTAGCGGCGGCGCTACCACTCAACAATTATGGGGCGGCTCAGAATTTGGATCAAATAAATTTAAACAGTTCCCGATCTGGTCGGGATCAACCGGGCGAGGATCGACGGGCTATTTTATTTATCCAACTTTAAGAGCTGAGCAAAGTTATCTAATTACCGAGTGGGAAAAGGCTTTCACTCAAATAGTTAAGAGGTTTGACTAATGGCTGACGGATCAAGAACGCTTAAACTCTCGATCCTTGCGGACGTCGATAACCTTAAAAAGGGACTGAGTCAGGCTGGCGACGATACGGATTCGTTCGGAACTAAATTAGGCAGCTTCGGCATTAAAGCGGGAGCGGCGTTCGCTGCGGCTGGCGCTGCGGCGCTTGCTTATGCTGGCGTTCTATTGGTGGACGGCGTTAAGTCCGCAATCGAGGACGAAGCAGCTCAGGCGAAACTCGCAACTACTTTAACCAACGTAACGGGCGCGACAGACGCACAGATAGCCGCGACTGAAAGCTGGATTACTCAGCAAGGAATTTCGTTAGGAATTACAGACGACGAATTACGTCCAGCTTTAGAAAGATTAACTCGGGCAACTGGCGACATCTCAGAAGCTCAGAAACTAGCTAGTTTAGCCTTTGATATTAGCGCGGGTACAGGTAAGAGCTTAGAAGCCGTATCTAATGCGTTAGGTAAAGCCGTCGAGGGCAATACCGGAGCGCTAGGAAAGCTCGGAATCGGAATCGAAGCCGCCGATCTCAAATCTATGAGCCTTGAGGAAATTACCGCAAAGCTCGCTGAAACTTTCGGGGGACAGGCTACGGAAAAAGCCGAAACGTTCGCGGGCAAAATGGATCGTTTAAAATTGGTATTTGACGAAGCAAAGGAAACTGCCGGATCGTTTATTCTCGACGCGCTTACCCCGCTAGTTACTTTAGCCGTTACCAAACTTATTCCAACGTTAACAACTTTAGGCGAGAATATAGGAAAAACGCTTCAACCAATTTTTAAAGATATTTCAGACTTCGTGAAAGATTCAGTTATTCCGGTATTTACCGATCTCTGGGATTATTTTACGAAAAACGTCGTCCCGCTATTTACAAGCTACGCAAGTTTACTGAGCGTCACTTTACTTCCAGCAATCAAAGCGCTGTGGGGTTTTATCGGTGACTTCCTAGTTCCAATCTTTAAGCTGACATTAACTCCAGTCATAACAGGCATAACAACAGTATTTAAAAATCTAAAGGATTTCGTCGAGGAAAATAACGCCGTATTTTCATTTTTCGGCGCTGTAATCGGCGTAATCGGCGGAGCTGCAAAGTTATTAGCACCTATCATCGGAACGACTTTAGGTGCAGCTTTCAAGGGAGTTTCGTTCGTTATTGACGCCGTTAGTTTGGCGATCTCTGGCGTGGTTGCAGCTATTAACCTAGCAATCGACGCGGTTAACTTATTGATTCGCGGCTATAACATCGTTAACAACATTAAGCCCGGATCGAAAGATTTATCTCTAATTCCAGAAATTAACTTAACCGCTGGGGCAAAAAATGCCAGCGTTACGCCGACGACAGCGGCAGCTATTAAGGCTTCAATCGAGAAAGAGGCTGGCAGCGTATCGGCTCAAGTAGCCAAAGAAACCGCAGCAATTACCAAGGAAGCGGTTAAAACAGCCGTAAAGGTAGCAATTCCTACGGACGCGTCGAATAACCTATTAACTGGCTTAGGCGGCACTACTGGAAACATCGGAGAAGCTGCGTTCAGAATTCGTCAAATGGAAGCGGGCATTACACCGACTACGACTATTAACGTCAACGTTTCAGGCGCGATCGATTCTGAGGGTACAGCTCGAACAATCGTTAACACGCTAAACGACAGTTTCTATCGCGGCACTAATGGCGCTCAAGGGTTCCAGTTCGCATGACCGTATTTAACCCAATCTGGCGCGTCAAGATTCAGGGCGTCGAATATACGACATACGTTCTCGCTAATCTGACTATTACTAGCGGTCGAACAAATATCTATCAACAGGCTCAGGCGGGCTATTGTAATTTACAGCTGATAAACCTTAATCAGGCAATCGTAAACATAAACATAAACGACTCAGTTTCGATCGAGTTAAAAGATTCGACAAATACGTTCGTCCCAATTTTTGGCGGAACAGTCGTCGATTTTGGAATTGAAGTTTCAACAGCTGGTAACGTCGCAATAAACCAAACTTTGAACATTACAGCTCTAGGAGCTTTAGCCCGTTTACCTAAAGCATTAACCGACGGAATTCTGGCTAAGGATTTTGACGGCGATCAAATCTATGAAGTTTTGAAAGATTTGCTATTAAATAACTGGGGCGAAGTTCCGGCGGCGCTTCAATGGACAAATTACGATCCGACAGAAACATGGGCAACAGCTCAAAACGTAGGATTAGGCGAAATCGATCGACCAGGCAATTATGAACTATCCGCCAGATCAGCCGATCGAACCGATATTTATTCGTTAGTTTCAGCGCTCGCGACGTCCGGACTAGGTTACATATACGAATCGGCGACGGGACTAATTAGTTATGCCGATTCGACTCACCGGTCAACCTATTTGGCAACTAACGGCTACACAGACGTAACCGCTAATCACGCACTATTTAACGGACTTAAAATTCAGACTCGAGCGGGCGACGTTCGAAATGACATAACCATAAAATACAAGGCTAACGGCTCTAGTGAAGTAAGCGCCGAGGACATTAACTCAGTCGAGATTTACGGTCGCCTAGCTCAGGTCATAACTACGACGATCGATAAAACAACAGACGCGCAAGATCAAGCCGATTTTTATTTAACGCTAAGAGCTACGCCTCAAGCGAACTTAACGTCGATTACTTACCAGCTTACAAACCCCGAGCTAGACGACGCGGATCGCGATTCGCTTATTAAGGTATTCATGGGCTTACCGCTGAGAATTAGCGACTTACCGGCAAACATGGCTTCCGGAACATTTTTAGGATTCGTCGAGGGCTGGACGTTCAAGGCTGCCTATAATGAAATCGCCGTTACTTTGAATCTTTCGCCGATAAGTTATTCATTACAAGCTATGAAGTGGCTTGACGTATCTATCGCGGAATCGTGGAATACTATAACCGGGTCGCTAACGTGGGAAACCGCGTTAGTCGTGGCATAAGGAGAAAATATGACAAATCCAACAAGTAACTTCGGCTGGCAAATGCCAACGCCGACAGACTTAGTCACAGATTTACCAGCTGATTTTGAAGTATTTGGTCAGGCGGTCGATACGTCTATGGCTGATCTCAAGGGCGGCACTACCGGTCAAATCTTATCTAAGGCTACAAATGCCGACATGGATTTCACATGGATCACTAACGACGTCGGCGATATTACAGCTGTAACCGTTAGCTCACCTTTAACCGGCGGCGGAACATCTGGCAGCGTATCAGTAGGAATTTTGAGCGGTACGACTTCGAATTTGGGAGCTGTTCAACTAAGCGACTCAACTTCAAGCACTTCGACAACTTTAGCCGCAACAGCTAACGCGGTTAAAACGTCTTACGATCTAGCAGCTGCCGCCGTACCTAAATCAACGGTTACAACAGCGGGCGACGTTATTTACGCGACTGGATCAGCTGCGGTTACACGTTTAGGAATTGGTACAGCTGGTCAGGTGTTGCGAGTTAACTCAGGCGCAACAGCTCCAGAGTGGGCTACACCCGCAACAGGTGGATTGACATTACTTAGCACGACATCGTTAACAGGGCCGACTACAAGTATTACAAGCATAAATCAAGGCTATAAATCTTTATTTATGGTTATTTATGGCGTCACAAATGCAACAGCTAATGGAGTCATGCGAGTCGCGCCAAATGGCAATACGATCGGCTGCTCGTATGTTTCAACTGATAGCGTCGGCGCAAGCTTCGTAAGCTCGGTAAACCGAGTCACCTATCTAAATTTAGGAACTACCGCGTGGTTGCGTACAACTACAAACAACGTTGCGACTATTCGGATAGATAATTACACGTCAAGCACTAACTACAAATCTTTAAACGCATACGGTTATGCTGAGGAAACTGGCGGCTCGGTTATGTCATTTAACATCGGCGGCGCGTTCGTATCAAATACAGCTATTACATCTTTAGATTTTTCAAACGCTGGCGGAAATTTATCAACCGGAACCGTCCTACTTTACGGAGTGAACTAATGCCTAAGCCAATAATCCGAATTCATAACAGCGAAACTAATGAAGTAATAGATCGCGAAATGACAGACGAGGAATTTGAAGCGTATGAGTTAGATCAAATTGCTATTGCTAAATTAGCTAAGGAAAAAGAAGCTAAAGAAGCTGCTAAGGCTGCGTTGCTAACTAAACTCGGAATCACAGCCGACGAAGCGGCGTTATTGCTGTCATGAAACTAACCAGCTATAACGGCTGGGAAGCTTCGGCTAAACCTGAGTCGATCCATGTCAAGTCTTACGCAATACCAGGGACTCAATTAAAAATTCGCTGCGCTGAAGCCGTCGCACCGTTAATCGT